GGGGCGCACCGGTTTTGAGATTTGGGTCGAGGAGTATTGTGGCGGCTGCTGTTGCCAAAAAGGATTGGCAGGTAGAATCGCGCTAGACATTTGGTTACTCCTTCCGCTTGAGTCTGTCAGGCACATCGGATTCCGTAAACACGAACGGAGCGCCGCTAAAAGCGCCCCGCTGTGTACATGTCACCACTTACCCGAAGAGGATGGAAACAGCATATCACGATTTTTCGCCACCGGATGCGGAATCAGCTATCATGAATGCGTCAACCCCAGAGGTTCCCTGATGGCATTCAAGAAGTATTGCGGCGGCAAGCTGCTCCCGGTCCACAAGACCGAGCACGTCTCGCTGAGTGACTTTCTCGACAAGGCTACCGTCTGGCCTGCGGTCCCGGCGAAGGGTTGGGAGTTCGCCGTCGATCCTTCCGCATGGGGCATGCTCGGCAATGACCAGTGGGGCGACTGCGCGGCGGCGGGAATCTACCACCTTCTCCAGGCGCAATCCGCCAACACCGGCAACCCTCTGCATGGCACCACCGATCAAGCCCTGGCGCTCTATAGCGCCGTGACGGGCTTCGATATCAACGCCGGGCCCTCGGGGAACAACCCCACCGATAACGGCTCAGTCCTCACCGACATGCTCACCTATGCCCAGAAGAATGGCGTAGAGATGACGGACGCGAGCGGGAAGACCGTCACGGTCCAGATTGCAGGATGGGCGGCGCTCGACATCACGAGCCTGATCCAAACGCGTTACGCCGCCTACACCTTTGGTGGGACATATGAGGGCTACAACCTGCCTGGGCAATGCGAGGACGACACCAGCAATTGGAACTTCGCGCCCGGCGAGTCCATTGTGGGCGGCCACTGCGTTCCGCGTGTGGGAGAAGGCGGCGCCGGTGGCCAGCTTGTCAGTTGGGGCATGACCATTCCCACGTCCAACGGCTTCGGGCTGGCTTACCGGGATGAGGCGTATGTCATCCTGAGCTCTGCTTTCGTCAATTCGCTTGGCAAGAGCCCGGTGGGGCTGGACATGAACGGATTGCTGGCAGCGATGAAAGGACTTGCGGCATGAGTAATGGGGGGCAAGGATATTCTGGGCCGCTTTACGAGCAGTCCAGCGCCAGCTATCAGTGCTCAATTTGTGGAGCTTGGGCTGTCCTGGGGCAACTGCATACCTGCTGGCAACAGTTGCCTCCCGGCAACCCCGCTGTCTGGGTGAATCCGCCGTGGGCGGATTTGACACCGCTACTCGAAGAGTTGAGGGCGATTAGGAAGTTACTCGAGGGGCGCATTCTATGAAGTGGAAACCATGGCTGTACTCGTTGGCGGCTGCGGGAATCGGCGGGGCAGCTAACGCTCTCGGCGCAATCGCAATCATGCCGGACACCTTCAACTTCAGCCATCAGGGCCTGATGAATATCGGCAAGATTGCTCTGGCGGGAGCATGGTATCCGGTGTTTACACTGCTCAAGCAGTCTCCCCTCCCTACCGATACCGTCACCACCACCGCAACCGTCACAGCGACAAAGACAACAACCAACGAGGAGCCATCCAAAAATGTGCAAAATTAGCGCAACTCAAATCCAGGCTGACGGCGCCGCTGTCGGTCAAGCTCTCGAAAACCTTGCCGCCGCAATCCAAGCTACCGACCCCGCAATTGCAGCCGATCTGAAGGCCGCAGGCGTGGCTCTGATTGCTGCAACAGCCAACTGGACCGAGGGAAGCGCAACCGCGATTCTTGAGGATGCAGAGCAGGCGGTCATTGTCGCGCTCAACGTGATTCCGCTGACATCGCCCTTCGCGCCCCTGGTTGCGATCGCGTTTGCGGCGGTCAACATCCTGATTGCCAACACCCAGACCCAGGCGCAGCAGACCGGCAACATGGTCACAGACGCCCACATGCTGCTCGAGAAGGCGAAGACGCTCAATACCACCAGTCAGTGGTTTGGGAAGGCCGTCATCAAGCATCACCCGTTCAATCCGCCGCGGAAGGATTTCGAGTCGGCATTCAATGCTGCCGCGAAGCCCTTAGCGGTCGCGCCAGTAACCGTGTAGGGAGATTATGACAAAACGAGGAAGAACCGATTTCGAGCAAGTTGTTGAAGCCTGTGCAAGTCCTGAATTTAAGCGCAAGCAAGCATTGTCGCTAACTGAACGCCGACTCCAAGAGCAGATCGCAGCGGTTCGCCAACTCCGCGTCGATATTGCCATCCGCAAGAAGGAAATCATCGATCTAGAGTTGCAGTTAGGCGATTACGATTCACGGCTCACATCGTTTGTTCATGAAGTCGAACTGCTTTCTGAAACAGCAGCCTAAAGGGACTCAAGTATATAAATGGGAATTACATACTTAACTCCCTAGCGGAGAGAAAGAGGAAAAATGAAACCGACAATTGGCCGAATTGTGCATTTTGTTCAGAAAAAGCCCGCAGGATATGGTGATGCTCTTGTGCATCTTCCGGCGATCATCGTTGCGGTGTGGGGCGATACCTGCGTCAACCTTCAAGTCTTCACGGATGGGACGAATTCGGACGCGGATGAGACGAACCGGGTTAAATGGGTCACTTCCGCGAACTTGGATGAAGCGGAAACCCCTCAGTCGCGCACCTGGCATTGGCCTGAACGCGAGTAGGGAGTCAAGTACGTAAATCCCATATAAATCCCGTTGGTAAAGGAGGCATCATGACACTCGCCGAAGCCAAAGCCATCATCGCCGCCGCGACCCCGCTGGAGAACACGCTGATCGAAGCGCACCTGGTTCTGTTTGCCGACAAGCTGCGGCGCAACGATCTGTTCCCGGCTGGGCCCGTGCAGAATACGGTGCCTGAATATGCGCGCGTGAATCCCTGAGATGAACATCAGCGCCAACGGCATTGCCCTGATTCGCCAGTCTGAGGGCTGCTGCCTGACCGTCTACGCGGATGCCGCTGGATTCCTGACCATTGGAATCGGCCATAAGATCCTGCCCAGTGACCCCGACTTCTCTGCGGGGATCACGATGGCGGAAGCCTTGACGCTGCTGGCTGAGGACCTGACCGCCCCCGAGGACGCCGTCAACGCGCAAGCCCCCTGGACGAATCAGAATCAGTTTGATGCTTTAGTCGACTTCACCTTTGAATGCGGTGTGGGCGCGCTGGGCGAGCTTCTGGCGCACGGGCAAGCTCAGGTGCAGGCGCAGCTCCCACGCTGGGTATATGCGCGAGTCAAGGGCGTGGAGACGGAGTTGCCAGGGATGGTCGTGCGGCGTGCTGCGGAAGTGAGGCTGTTTAAAACCCCGTGTTAGTTTCCGCCTACCTTACGGGGTCTGGGGTAGCGCGGTCAATCTGTGCCAGAAGCAAAGCATTGTGAATCGTAAATAGACATAGTGCCGCCTTCGGTCCCATCCCCGTTAAGCAGAGTAGTTTTGCGATCGTGCGAGGTCCCGGCTGGGCATTCTTCAGCGTAGGAGTCTCTGCGCGTGTAAAGGCTGAGATTTGACTCCCTCTGAAGGATTTCATCTGTCCAAACGATGTAGTGCTTTGTCGGCTTGATTGGTTTGTCAATGGCTTTCACCTCACTCTTTACGGAAGTTCCGCATTTCTTTTCAGGGCGTCTGCAAGTTCGGCGAACTCCCCATAGGTGACTTGTCTCCCTGCTTGATAGCGAAGTACCCTCCACCTGTTTCTTCCTTTCACCCAAACAACCCCACGCTGTCCTGATTGGCCCTTTCGGGGGTTCAATCTTCCCTTTTTCGCAGCATATGTACCCCCTTTCCTGCGAAGAATCGCTGAAACTTGAAATCATCGGCTGCCCGGTCCGCTGGGTGGCTGCCCGATATAACAGTTGGGCACGACGATGTTTTGATGCTTCAGGTCAACGCAAAATTGAGCATTGCGCTTCCGCGCCGCCGCCAGTTGCCGCTTCAGCTTGGCGATTTCGGCGTCCTTGGCGCAGAGCGAAGCGTTCAGCGTTTCTTTCTCTCGATCCTGCTTCTGTATCAAGTTAGCAATGTCCTCGATACGACCCTCTAAAGAGCAATCCGTAAATGAAGTTCCATTTGTCTGATAGCAGGCAATAAATGAGCTAACTTCTGGCGGGGAGACATAGATCATTAAACCTGTCGTAGGCGCAATAATGGGCTCCTTGCTCACCACTGACTGACCCGCCGTCTGCGCTCCCGCCGCAACCGCCGCCGTGAGCAGTAGCAATGCTGCGATGTGTCTCATACTTTCTCCCAGTCCCTGCATTCGAGCGTTGTTTCCGGTTGAAAGGCGAATACCTCTTGGCTCAGGCGTTTGGCCGCAATCTCGCAGTAGCGCTCTTCGATCTCGATGCCGATAGCTTTGCGGCCTAGATTCTTGGCGGCTACTAATGTCGTGCCGCTGCCCATGAACGGGTCGCAGATAGTTTCTGCGACCGTCTTTAGAATCAGCAACTCTATTAGAGATAACGGTTTTTGCGTCGGATGTTGAAGCATCTCGCCGCGCCATTTATTCGCCCCGGGAAGGTTTGGATAAAGGGCGTCAATCCGAATTACCGATTCTAAGCGATTACCAGCCCAAATCTCTTTCGATCCGAGGATATAAATCTCTTCATGGGTCAGCTTCCATGGAAAACTTAGGTCTCCCATCCCAACAAACGGACCCTTACTCCACACGAGCGTTATGATCGTCCCGTCTGGCTTCGCGGCCTTCGGACTTCCAAACACGGCGGCTGATTTCCAAAAAGAATGCGCAAGCGCCCAGTCTCGAATCGCTAGTGTTTCATTGCCCACCATCAAGTGATTCCCTGTCGATAAAGCGCAATCGATCCCATAAGGGGGATCAGTGAGTAGAAGATCGCACCCACCCATAGTGGGGAGTACTGCGAGCGAATCGCCGTGGTAGATCGTGATCCCTGCGTGCTCGTAATAGGGCCTCATCGCGTCACCCTTTCCCAGAACTGCAGCACGCTTGGGCCCCATTGCCAGCCGAACCACACAATGGCCATGAACACGGCGTAGGCCAGCAGCCAGTAAGCATTGCGCTCCCGCTGCGTCATCGGCTTGCGCTCTGGCTTCGGTTGCCGGACGAGAGCTGCAGCCTGCTCGTTCAGATCCTCCCAGCAATCGAAGCAGACTCCTTCGTTGTTAGGCCCCCAGAGCGCGGCTACGGGGCGATTTTGGTGGTAGATGCAGCGTTCCGGCGCGGCTTCCATGCGCCCCTTATAGGGGTTTATGTGCATGGCTGCTCCTTCGCAGGAAGCCACTTCTGGAAGCGATCGATGTAGCGGCGCAATTCCGCCGGAGCACCATCTTGTAGCCGCGCGATGGCCTCCAGGTTCGGCAATCCGCTATCGATGGAGGCTTGAACCTCATCGCGCGTTGCATTCCGTCCCTGCGCGTACCACTCGACGCGCTCAGGCTCTCCCATCTGGATAAGCGGGCGCCCCTTCCCATCGTTGAAGATTTCATACTCGCGGGTCACCCAAACCATTGCAACGCCCGGATTCCGCAAGATCGCGTGCCCGGCTCCGTTCTCAAGATGCGAAGTTTTATTGAAGTTCTCATCCTCGCGGCGCACCATCCGAGGGTTAGTCAGGAATGGGCAGTTCATCGCAGACCAGCGCGCGCATTCGATATGACAGGGCGGTTCCGAGCTGGTGCGATTGATCCCGCACATCGGACCAGCGACGAAAGCCTTGGTGATACCCATTTTCTCGCCGCAAACCCAGCAGCGGTTTTCTCGGACCGCGAGAACGTATTTGCGCTGATCCATTGCGCGGAACTCAGGCTTGCCATCAATCCAATCGACAAACCAAGGGACCGGGAAGCCGCGTTCATCGCGCGGGAGTGTCTTCATGCGCATCGGCAGGCTCTTCCAATCGAGAGACTGCGCATTAGCGCCGTGCATTACTGGGCATCCGCTCATCGTTCCTCCAAACCCCTCACCGTAATCGTGGTTATTTCAGCGCCTCTTCAACGTCTTCAACGCTGCGGACAATAAAATACATGTGCCCCTCGGACTCGACTTTGGCCTGAAATGACTTCTGAAGCTCCGACTGCTTGCCTGTGGCCGTTTTTGCCTCCAACCAGCAGGGTGTGATTCGTGGGGCATTGTAAAGCGATTTATCTTTCCTGAAAACGAGTATGTCCGCTGTTCCAGGCGCGTTCATGTGGATCGCCCGACGCTTCCCGTTGCTGACCATGACGGTGGTTCCGGAGTTCATCCGCACCGCGAACACATGCCGAGCGGCGAGGTAATCCATAACCGCGCGGCTGATTTGCGCCTCACTCGCTTTCACCACGGGTTGCTTGCTCATGCCGTCACGGCCTCATACCGTACTTTCATTGCAATGAAGTCCAGACCCTCGCCTCGGAACATATTCTTGAATTCCTTCTTTCGGTCGTTGCACTCGCTTTCATTTACGCAAATCCTGAGAACTCCGGCGTTGGCTGTGACCTTCTTGCCATCGCCAGAGACGAGCTTCCCACGCTTGAGGAACAAGCCGGTTTTGGGTACCAACATCACCACGTATCCGTCTCTCATACTTCCCCCCACCCCGCGCCCAGTGTCAGCGCGCTACGCTCGCCTGTTCCATGATTCCGCTGCGGCTTCCTGTGAGTCCTGCACCTTAGGACTGATGGCGCAGCGCTCGTTTGTGCATTTCACCCAATAGTGGGGCACAGGATGCCCCACTCCGAACTTCATCAATCCCTCGGTTCGCATGACGGCAGGTTCGCCACATAACGGGCACGACTTCAAACTAACGCTTGCTTCCACTTCAACGATCATGTGATTCTCCTTTTAAAAAAGCTAGCTTGCCCTGTTCCGGTGCCGGCGGCTCAGCCTTCCGTGCCTGAATCTCCGCCACCTTGCGGTCGTAACACGGGATGCACCACTGGAGGATCTTGCCGACCACGCGGTGCATCGTGTTCCTGCCGCATTTGTTGCAATACGCGGACGCTTCTACGCAGGTTGATGGGTAGTGCTCGGTCATTTAGCTTTCCATGGCTCGGTGCCGTTTTTGCGATTCTTACGTATGTCATCCACGAGGCTCCGGGCTGCGTTCAGGCGCTCTTTGTACGTGCCGCTAGAGAACGTCCGTGTGTGGTATTCAACTGCACCCTTACGGTCACACATGGGGCAGGGAATGACTTCGCCAGGATCGTAGTAATTGCCAGCGTTATCGCAATCGTCGGCATCATAAAGGCGACCGCCGAAGCAGATTGAATCTGGATACCGCGCTCCGAATTCATACCCCTGGTAACCGCATCCTTCGGGGAGTTGAGGGATTTCAACCCCATTGATGCTCGCTGATTGTGCATCCATCGAAAGCTCCTTCCACGCCGAAACTCTTGAACGATTTGAGAGTGTTTTCTGCATCAATTCGGCGCGCAAACCGAATCGCGCCTTCATTTGTAAACGTGACCCATGCTGGCTTGGAGCAACCGGTGTCAATCCCCATGCAGAGCTGTCCTTTCTCAATCAACCATCCTGTTTCCATACACATCCTCCAAAAAGCACCCGAGTCGATTCTGCGGATCGGTGGTCAAGGGGTCATCTCACTTCGTTCGTGTCGCGCAAGCTGCATCAGGGCTGAGGTGGGTCGGGAACCTGAATTGAAAGAAAGCCCATTCCCGCCATTTGCAGAGCTGTTGGGCCGTCGATGCCTAGAATGGCAGGGCTCAGTAGATTGAATACGCCCAAACTCACGCCTAGGGCCATATACATCATCGCCAACCCTTGATCTCCTATCCAGCCGCCTAATTCCAAATAACTGTGCTCTTGCCCATCGAACGGATTGACCCCCTCGCCGAATTCGCCTTGATGCCCATTCGTCAGTTCGATGAACCTCCCCCGCTCGGGGGAATTTTTCGCAGCCACCTTGAAGAACACCATGTCAACAGTGTGGCCAGTTGGGTCAGGCTTTTCGCCCACATCCACACACTTCCCGCAATGGCATTCACCGCGTTCTGTGTGCTGGAAAACATATTCAGCTAATTCCGTCATTTGCCTCTCCTCGCTCTCCCCCGCCGTCTATGGAGGTCATGCCCACGGATTTTCGCCCGTGACTAGCGCGAATCCCTTTTTGAGTTCAGCAACGGCCTCCGGGAGCGCGGCGCGCAACGCCTCCACATGCAGGGAATCTGATATGGGCAGCGTCAGCGCGTGGGCCAGATTGTCCACGGTGTCGATTGCCCGACCGAGTACGTCATTCGCTTCTTCACTCATTGCTGTCTCCTCGCTCTCCCCGCCCCGCAAGCCAGCGCGCATGGGGTGGGCTATGGCTTCATGCCGGGTTAAGTGCGGCGCGCTTATATTCGACGCTTAATGTTTCGCAGTGATCCAGCAGTGTCCGCAGGTGCTCGCACATATTTTGATAGCGCTCATATGAGACTAAGACGGCGATGGGAATGTCGCTCTCCTGGAAGACTAAGACCACGTCGCCTAGGGAGGCTAACTTTAGCGCATTTAACTTCCTTAGGCTACTCACGCCAACATACTTAATAAGTGGATCGATATTCGGGAAAGAACTCACGGTTTCTCCTTTAACACTTCCGCCGCATCGGTGAGTACACCATTGCGCCAATCCGAGTTGATCCAAGCGGGATTACACTCGTCAGCCCATTTCACGGCGTGGCGCAACAACTCCAGCGTTCCCCGCAGCGCTTCCCTGAGCTGAGCGTTCTCGCGTTCGAGGAGCACATAATCGGAATATAAGACGTAGGTGCCGTGCCGATTATTAAATCTCGCTTCGGTTAACTCATACCGCTTCAATTCGCTCATCTCAATCCTCCAGTGTCCCGCATGGGGTGCGTGCTGCGCGCTATTGTGGCTTGGGTGGATCGGCGAGGGCTGCGCGGGCTTTAGCTAGAATCTCTTTTGGTAGCACAGCCCCAACCATCTCGTTGAAACGACAATTGCCTGCAATGTAATCCACATTGTCTAGAATCAGACTCAGCGCCACTCTCAGCCTCTGATTCTCCTGCTGCGCGTCTTCATAGCGCACCCATTCGCCCTCGGGCTCCGGCTGTAACTCCTGCCAGCCATCTCCGCAGCGTGTTGTCAGAATCATGTCGTATCTCCGCACATCCCCTCCTCGCGCCCCAGTGGGGGCCGTTACCGGTTGAGCCACGCGACGAGCGCCGGCGCGTACTTGATTGCTACGTATCCCGCAGCGAAGATGAGCAGCGCGAGGATCGCGGTCCACTCAAGGCGGCGAGGGCGGCGCGGGCCTGACACCACTCGCAGGTCATACTTGAGCAGCAGCTTCCTCCGAGCAGATGCGCTTTGTCTGGGCCGAAATAATCTGGGCCGACTGCCACTAACTGCGTCAATGCTTCTCTGAGCGCAGCGTTCTTGGGGATGAGTTGCTCGGGATCAGGAGCGCGATTATTCCACAGCAAGATGGCATCGGAAGAGCGCGAGTATCCGTCTCCGCCTAGATAGCATTTAGTGCATCTCACGCGCCAAAGGTTGACCGCAGCAAAATGCGGCCCCTCAGGTTCACGATACAGAGAGCAATGTGCCTCGCTTCCGCAAAAAGGACAACTTTTAAGCTCGTCCATGCTCCCTCCAGTGTGCGCAGATGTGTGTGGGCTAGGGGTGTGGTCACGGTCGGCCTTTGATCGTTCGCCGTCTGCTTTGCCCTTCTCCCAAGCCCTCGTCTTCTCTGGGCTGCTGAAAAGGGGCAAGTGGCAGTTAGTCGTGTTTGGTGCATTCAGGCCGGCGTCAAATCCAGCTACGTATGCATCGGCTTCTTCGTTACTCAAGACTCGCTGGAACAACATTGCCTGCTTCCTCCTCGCGCCCCAGTGGGGGCCGTTACGCTGACTTGCGCATAATCACATCGACCAGCGCCATCATGCGGTCTTCCTTGCGGACCGTTACCAGTGCGATTCGTCTTTCGTCAGCCGCGGATCGCGCTCTTCCTGAATCGTCAGCGTTACGGGGTCACGCTCGTGTTCCATTGCGCGTGCGGTCGGTACGCGCTCGCCTTTGATGATGGCGCTGATGCCAGGGCCCCAGGTGAACTGCTTGGCCGGCAGGAGCGTGAATACGTTGCACTCCAGCAGATCGCACACCCGCAGGTAATCGTGGATCGTGATCGCGGCCTCGCCCAACTCCCACCGCAGCACGGTATTGCGGTGGATCCCGAGCTCGCGGCCGAGCGCGCTTTGTGACACTTTCTGCACTATTCGGCGCTCTCGCATCTTGCGCCCAAGCTCCTGGTAAAATGCAACCGATACGTCGCCTGATGGTTTACTCACTTCGCCCTCCTGAACGTCAGCGCCCAAATAAAGGGGTTGCTGGCCCACGGTGCGCGCTTGGCGTTGATCGAGTCCCACAGACTTGCGAATAGAGGCCGCGCGCAAATGTCCAGTGGGCCCATCTCAGACCAGCTATAGACTCCTTCTGCTTCCGCATCCTCTTCGCTGATCTCCTGCAACCGTTGCACGCGCACGTCTGTGATCTCCAGCGTTATCCTGCTTGCCCAGCGCGGCATGGAGATTGAGGGCATCCACCTGAGATCGTCGCCATCCCACGAAGCCTTGTGGATTACGAGATCTCTGGTCCTGTACTTCGCTGGGATGTCCGACAAGCGGCGAGTCGATGGGCAGCCGTACCACTCAGTGGACGCCAACGAATCGTCGATGATTGGGTCGGGAAGATAGGTTTCGCGCACCCAGAGCCGGTCGCCGGGGACGCCGTAGGGGCAATGACGCGCAAGCTCAGTGCGGTCCTCGCCCTCAGGGAAATCCCAAATGTTGTCCAGCACCAAATCTTTCCAGCACCACATCCGGTGCTCCGCATCGCGAGTCACCTTGCCGCGCCACTCGTGGTACTGATCATGCGAGGGCTGCGGGCTCATAACTCGGCGCGTGTTCGTTTTGCTGTCTTCCAGCGTGGCGCGCACCATCGGCGCGCTCATCAAAATCGGCCGCTCTTTCACTTCGCCCTCCCGCGGTCCCGGCATGTCGCGCAGAATATGTGCTCATCGAGCGCCGGATTCGTGTTGCACTGGATGCACATGCGCGGCCGTCTCTTCTCCGCCAGCGCGACCCGGATGCGCTCACGGCTGCGATAGTATGCGGCTTGGATCTTGGCGCCGGCTTTACTCACGTTCCAGCTCCAGTTCGAGCTTCTGAATCTTCTCGGCTTCCGACAACGCGAGATTGGCCTGCATCCACCGCGCCTGCGTCTCCACGTTCCATGTGAGGAGCGAGAAGATCTCGGCGATGCGCGGAATGGTGCTTAACGGGGCGGAAACGGGCTCTGCAGCGGTTGCGGACTTCGATTCGACCCGATGCATCACCATGTTGCGCTCGGCCTTCTTGCGCATGAATTTGAGCGTAATCGGCATGTCCTCGGTCAACTCGGGCGAACCCCATACCCGGATCGCCTCCCCCTTCTCGCCGAACCAGGTACCGGCCTTGGGGAATAGCGTCACCTTGTGCCCGACCCAGGAGTGGGGGTCGCCGCCCCACATGCGGAATAGGCAGAACGCTCCTGTCTTGTTCATCACCCACTCGAACGGCTTCTCCTCGAACTGCACAATCCATTCTGCTTTGGTCTGGTCCTCGGCATCATTTAGGTCTTCGCCAAAGATCGCTTTGATGGTCAGGGTCACGCGCTTGCCCTTGAACATATCCGCTTTGAGGAAGCGCGACGGGTACATTTCGCTGTAACTGCCCGGAACTGGTCTACGAACTGCTGCGTTAGTTGCCATCATTGTCGTCCTCCACTTCTCGCATAACGCGCTCGTCTTCTTGAAGTTCGCGCCGGTAATCAGCATGTTCCTCTTCCCACTCGGCACGGTCACGGCGTCTACGTCCGATCAGGCCAATCCGGTAATCTTCCTCTTCTGGCGTCTCCAGTTTCCAATCGTCGTAGGTCATAAGCCGTATTTCTCCCGATGCTTGATAACTTCATCGACCAGATGCTTCCGTATGCCGCATCTTGTTTCATCGTTTTCTGCCAATAGTCGCGAAAGCAGGTTTTCCGCCGCGCTAGTCCGTTCGATCAGAGCTCGGACGTATTCGCAAGAGAACAGAGCTTGGCCGTTCGCATTACCAGCAGTGTTTGCGTAATCCCATGCAGGCTGGAACCAAATCGAAATACTCATCCCGCTTCCTCCGCTGCAAACTCTTCCAACCCCTCCGCCTCATTCATCGCATACGCCGGCAGAATCAAATCCTCTTCCTGCTCGACCTCGCACGGCCACACATCCGTCTTCTCGCACACATCCAGGCGCTTGACCAGGCTCAGGACCTCTTCCCCGCCCAACGTCAGCACATCGGGACTGGCGCGGTAGACGGCACACTCGTTCGGCCGCTTCTCCTCCATCGCCACCCATTTGAACTTGGGGCGAATCCCAGTGAGGATCTGGTACCCGCTCACGTAAATCGCCGCCTTGCAGTGGTAGCCGAGCTGATACGCCTGCGCTCCGAACCTGCGCGGGGAACAGCACCGCGTCTTCTTTAGGTCCACAATCGTTGCCGTCTGCTTGGTCGTGATCAACTTGTCAACGCGGCCTTTCCAGTACCGGCCATCGTATGGGTCCACCCAGAACATCGAAACCTCAGTCGGGCCCTCTTCAGCCAGATATTTGCGCGCGGTCGGGGTATCGTATGCGCCGTCCACCGCGTCCGCAACCGCCGCTTGTTCCGCACGCGTCAGGATAATCAGCTCCTTGTTCGCTTCCTGAAACGCATCCCAGACCTTGCCGCGCCGCACCTTTTGCTCTTCGGTCACGCCCCAGACCGCGATCTTGCCCAGTAACGGCGGCTCCAGGATCGCGGTATGGATCACGGTTCCGAGCTTCATCGCGTCTGTCGGCGCCTGAGGATTGTCCTTGTTCCAGATATAAGTGAGGGGCGAGCGCCGCATATACATAAGCGCGGACCCTGAAAGCGCATCCACAGCCGCGTACTCGTCCCAACTCAAGCCCTCGAAGATACCGATTCTGCGTTCAGTCTGCTCAGGCATCGGGCGCGTCCTTTCTGCTGGGGAAGTATTCGGTTATGGTCAACACTTCTCTCCGCACCGCGATTGCCTGCTCGAGCGCCTCAGCCCTATCGAGCCGCTCCTGCTCCTCGCGCCATTGCTTCGCGGCATCCATTGCGTCGCGTGGGCCTGTGTAGATGCGGCTCATAGCTCAACCTCGCAGCGTTCTGACATCTTGGGGGATGGCGTCTCGCCTAATATGAACTGCACATCGATCACATCGCCATCCTTTAAGTCAGCCCAGTTGTCAATGATCCAATTGTGAGCGACCGGGAAGGTTCGCGCTCCACCCGTCCACGCATAAGGATCATTTGTGGCCTGACCATCTCCGCTGAGGCGCGTGAGAATCACGTTGGGTCGCCCATCGCAGGGATATCCCACGCGCCGCATCAGATATCGCTGCTCCTCATTATGAGGCTGCATGTTAATGGCCAGCACGGGGATGAAAGTCCCTGCATCGCGGACCTCCAACACCTTACTAATGAGACTAGAATGGAATTGAATCTTCATATTCGCCCTCAAGGATCGGTTGCTGCGGTTCAGGAAGTTGAGGCTGCTCGACCGGGAACTCCACGTCTGGCTTGCCTAGCAGTGGGGTGCAGCGCCATTCATACACAGCTTCCTCATGCTCCGGCACTACGTGCGCCTCAACCGCTGGCCTCGGGGCGACGTATTGCTCAGGCACCATGCGCGTTCCGACTCGGACCTGTTCACACACATTGGTGCGCATACCGTGGTACTGAAGAGTGATAACCCCAAATTCCCGACTCAGGGTCACTAGCGTATCCGCAAAGACCTTCTCGCATCGCCCGCCATGGCTCAGAGCTTTGGCTGCGACGGCGGCGGTCTCCTTGTTATACAGCCCGTAGCAGGTAAGAGTGGGTTCTGGCAGCGGGATATCCCCGTGTGTCTCCAGAAAGTCGGCTATCTGGCGAAGACCAGCAGCGTATTCAAAATGTGTTGGCATGTTACTCCCTTTCTCCCATCTGCATCCGTCGTCGCGTGGGCCTGTGTAGATGCGGCTCATGCTTCCTCCTCATTACCCATCGGCTGATCATCCAGGTCACGCTCCAACTGGCACCCGACATCGTTTCCACACAAGGTTCTACCTGTCTCGGGATCATCGAAATCGTGGTTGCGATGCTCTGGGCACAGGTCTCTTCCGCATTCCCTGCAACTTAGAAACGCCTCATATTCAGGTCCGCGCTTTCGGCAATGATCACAAACGTGCGCAAATCTAACAATGCTCATTTCCCCACCCCCGTTACTCGCAGCCGTGCCGCGGCCTCGATGTTCCGCTCAAGCGCGTCGAGCGACTCAAACCTCACCTCAGCCAGCGAGATCACCTCGTAATGCGCCGGCTCGTACTCGTCCATCCAGCGATACCTCCGAGTGGGCATGGATCGAAGGTGAAATCAAACTCAGAGTCGAGCGCAGCGTAAACATCGGTGGGTGTCGCCCACTCTTCACTCGCCGAACTGAAATGCACCGCTGTTTTCACTTCTTACCCTCTAAGGGAGTCAAACTAAAATGGAATCCAGATATCTGCGCACTCTTGAGAGCAGCACGGCCCATGCCTGCTAAACCACATGCGCTTCTTACACACCTCGCAGCGCCGCAATGCAAACGCTTGGATGCCGCGAAAGAATCCCGTCACCGTGCGTAGCCAATCCAGTTTCCCGATCTGGATAAAATCGGCATCGTAGAGGGCCGCACCGCATCTCCAGCACGCTGCAACGCGGCCCGTGTTGCAGCCGATCAGGAAACAGGTGATTCTCACTTGCCCACCCCCGTTACCCGCTGCCGTGCCGCAGTTTCGATGACGCGCTCTAACTCGTCTACGCCGGTGCCAGCGTCGACCGGAATGATATGGTAATTGTTGGTTGAAACGACATTGGATGCTTTATTGATCAAATAAATGTTGCCAATCTCACTCAACGCGCTTTCGTCAGTAACATGCAGGCTTCTGAGCCGGAACTCGCCATCGTTCAGCGTGATCAGCGCATACATCGGGAAATTGAATGTGGCCTTCATATCGTCTCTCCCATCTGCATCCGTCCCACTCCGGTTAACTGCCAGTAGAGGCCCGCGATGTTGCCCTCAGCCTCAAAATCATCCGCCGTGCCGATCCAGGTATCTTCATCGCACAGCGGACGCGCCTTGGGAAACACGGGCTGGCGGAAGCGGCACACGACGCCGGCAGGGGGACGCTGGTGGGCGTAGCTGATCCAGTCAGTCATTATCGTCATCCAGCGCGTCCATATGCTCAGCGATCTTTCGCAAGTCGTCCGCATTGAAGAAATCGTTAAATTCCAGCACATATAGAACCGGTGCGTACCCCGACTCCGTTTCGATTCGCCCGATCAGGCCATCGCCATTGAAGACGTTTGTTTCCTGCTTAAACCTTATGTCACGCATTGCGATCTCCAGTCCGCAGCCAGTAATAGAACCTGACCGCAAATGTCCCCCACATCTCTATCTCGTCCGCCAGCCGGTCAAGCGCGGTTCTCATGACTTACTCGCTTTCGTAGGCCGCTTCTGGCTTGCTGCGGGAATAGCGGTCAGGCTGCTTGATAAATCCCAAAGCCGCCGCCACTTCTGGAGTCAGTCTGCGGTTCTCGCCCAGAATGTCATTCAGGTATTGCGGCGTAACTCCCAACTCAGCCGCGACCTGCTTTTGTGTCTTACCTCGCGGGCCGTTGACCTTCTCCCGCAAAGCCTTCATCACTTCGCCGGTGGTATACGTCTTCATGTGAGGTACATTAGCAAATCCGCTAATCCGCTGTCAAGCATTATTTTCATCACGCCCCCGCGCCGTCGTGGTGGGGATCGCGAGAGCGTGATGCCAGCGTGCTCGTAATACAGCTTTGTCTCGCTCATGCTCGACTCCTTACAAATTTTCCACACGTCTCCATGTGCATCACCGCGGTGTCTGGGTTCATTGGCAGTGACGCGCCCTTTGGTGAGCGCCACCATGCGATCTCTTCGCCGCAATCCTTGCACGGCGATTTGTTCGAGAATGTGTATCCGCCAGCCACGAGCCCGGAGACTGTGGTGGGGAAGGGGGAGGGGCGGGGAGAGGAGATCCCTTTTAAAAAAATAGAATCGATGGGTGCCAGTTCACCCTTGAAGTTTCCGTTAGCGCGCGAAGCCTCTCCTCTACTCTGATCTATTCTTTTCTTATCTACTCTCCTCTCCTCTAGGCCGTGACTGTCACTGTTATCATTTCCCAATGTAACCGTGACATAACGTAAGTACCTTTGTTTGGCTTGTTTGTTGAGGATAGGCATCTTTGCCAACTCAGGTGTTCGGCCTTGCTTCCCCGAGTTGCAGGACTTGCAGGCGACGCCAAGATTGTCTGAATCATCTGTGCCACCCAGTTGGACAGGGTACATGTGGTCGATACATAGCGATTTAGTACCCCCGCAGTAAATGCAGGCTCGACCGTCGCGCGCGTACAGCGCCGGATCAGCCAGGTGTGCGGAGCCCCTGCTGAGGCCCATCGACTGGCGCTTATCTCGGTATTTCTTCACGCGCTCATAGCTAGAATCAGACGGAGCTTGGCGCTTATCCCAATGGAGCGGCTTCCAGTTCTCGTCAATGAATCCTTCCGCGAGAAAAAGGGCTTTTGTCTCGGCCAGCTCTGCGGCGGTGATCTGCCATTTGAAAGCGCGCTGGCGGTCTGTGAGTGTGGCCTCTTTGCACCGGCCGCAGAACACTTTGACAAGCCGAAGCTGCATAGCCTCTGGCATCATTACGACTTTGGGATCGTCTTCAAATTCCGAGTAGAAACGGAACCATAGGTTCGGCATTCATCTCCCTCAAGAGAGGCTGGCAGGGGATGCTTGAGGACATCCCCCACCACTTGCGGTCCCGGTGATCGGCCAGGGCACCTGTTGATCTGCGTTGGGCGCGAATCAACTTCCATGATACTAAAACCCCCTGCGAATTCCAAGTGTGATTTCCACGGAAATGCTAAACTGCATCTCAATGTGCAGCCATGACCCAGCGCGCCCCAGTTCGTGTTCGCCTCACGGTGCACATCCAGCACCAGGACGGGCTGCGCTCGGAAGCGTTTATGATCGTGCCTGAGCGGGCCAGGCCGCATCCAACACCGCAGAGGTGTGCGCAATGATTACCGTGATTCTCGTGGTGCTGGTCATAATGTGCTTTGGCGGCGGCTTCGCATTCGGCGGATCCCCAGGCAACGAGCATTATCGCTACTACGGCGGCGGCCTTGGGCTGGTTCTGCTTATCCTGCTCATTTGCTTGCTGGTCGGGGTGATTCACATCTAGCGGTTCGCCCTCGTGCTAAGCTGGACACGATGCGAAGCTGGACACCATATGGATGAGCCAATCATTGAGCAGCCCGTCAAACGGCGCATCAATACCGCGAACACTGGCGCAGCTCCTAAGATTCGCAGAATGCGGTTGCGCTATCCAGAGCTCTCTAAGAATCAGATTGCAAAGCGGGTCGGATGTGATCCAGCCAACGTTCATCGAGTTCTAGCCAGGTTCCTCGGGGACGACATCAGCGAAGAGGATCACATCACCTTCAGGGAACACACTGCAGAGATACTCTCCCGCTCAAAGCACAGGATTCTTAAGTCAGTGAGTGATGCCGACATCGCAAACGCGAGTCTTAGAGACCGAATGGTCGCCTTCGGCATCCTTCATGACAAGGAACAAGTGTTGCTCGGAAAGCCTACAGACATTGGAGTTACAGCCATCGTCGACGCTGTGGCGATGCTCAGAGCGATGCGCGAGGATAGCGACTAATCAGCGTGCAATCAGCGCATGATCTGCAAGACTTCGCTCAATGCGGCTATAGGGCGAAGTGCCACGCTGCATAAATCTTGCAATCACTTTCGATTCAACGCGGTACTGTAAAAGTAGGACCCGCAGGCCCCCCGTGCCCCCCTTCCGCCGGCGGGTGGGTAGCGCGTTACATATCCCCCTCAGTAGATTTTCCGCAAAAGGGGCTTGTGTTTGGTGTTAGGATTCTTTCGGAGCTGATTCATGACTGAGATTGAGCGCGCAGAGATTGGTCGGCGTCTGAAACAGATCGAATCGGACTTGTGGCAGATCCAGCATATTCTTGAGCGCTGCTGCCCTGACAAGGAACTTCCAACCAGTACGAGATTCAAGGAGATAACAATGCTTTCGACGACAGGCGGCAACACTCAGGTATTTACTGGAACCTTTGTCCCGGCGGGCTCTGTGCCTCCTGCGGACGCGGTTTATGCCATCACATCGAACGATCCGGCGGTGACGCCGACGGTTGACGCGACGGGGCTGATTGTGACTGGGCCTTTGCCTGTGGGCTGGGTGGAGTCGACGACCACGCCTCTGGCTTACACCCGCACGGCTTCGAGCGTGAGCGTGCCGTCGTGGAGTTTGAGCGACATCATCACGCCGTCTGCTCCTCCGGCGCCTTTGCCGACCAGCACCACGTTTGTGCAGACGACTTAGTTCTCCTCCGGCCGGCGCGGCTCAGGCCTTTTCTTTGGCTCATCCCGCGCCGGTGCTATGCTTTGTGCTTGAGGTGGGGTATGCCGGTTGGACAGACAGCTTTAGGGGCGGCCGCGACGCCTATGATTTCGACGACGACTCCTCAGCGCGGGATGGATCTTATCTTCCAGAATAATTCTGCGCACGCGATCCGGGTTGGCGATTCGCCGTTGGTGAGCATGACGGTACCGGCGGCGGTCAACGGGGGCACGGCCGGGTTTGGGCTGCTGATTCAGCCTGGCGGGTCTTTGGGCGGAGCGCTGGCCACATCGGGGGCGTTCAATGCGAAGAACTGGTATATCGCGGGCACGTCGACCGATGTGATTGACTGGCAGTACACGCCGGAGGAATAGTGGCCAAGCGGCGGGAGCGAGTGGATCCGCTGGCGCGCGCGGTCGGCGAGGACGGCAAGATTGATCCCGCCAAGGCTGCGGACCTGATCCAGCAATTGGGCGGGTTGGCGTCGCTCAGGATGAACCGCATCCAGGAGCCGTTCATTCGTTCGAAGAATGCGGCGGGCCGCACTCCCAAGCGCAGGATTCTGGAGTGTGGCGAGAAGGTCGGTAAAACGAGAATCAATATCTGCGAAGGCATCGCACACGCCATGGGGTTCAGGGCGTGGCTCTCGCCGGATGATCCCGATTACAAGATTTCGATCAAGGTTCCGAATCATGGTCTGATGGGCTGCGAGACCATGGCGCAGTCGGTCGAGGCGAAGATTCGGCCAGAGCTCGAGACCCTGATTCCAGCCCACTGCGCGCCGGAGTGGAAGAACGACACCACCGGGGCTCTCAAGCAGGTGCGGTTACGGTTCGACTACATGGGGCGCCCGTGCGGGTCGGTGATCCATATCCGAAGCTACAACCAGCTGGCCGAGACCTTCCGCGGCATCGATCCTGACTGGATCTCGTGGGATGAGCCGCCCCCGGAGGCAGTGTTGAAGGCGGCCGAGCGCGGCAAGGTCGTGACGAATGCATCGAGCTGGTTCTCCATGACGCCGCTGAAAGAGCCCTACATCCACGACATGTTTTCCGTGAAGGCCTTCAACGCCGGCGGCGTGGATCCCGAGATTGCGATCTTCCGGGGAGCCATGTGGGGCAACTGCCAGGACTGGTGCCAGCCCTGCGACGAGTACATTCCCCGCAATGACCCAGCCAACATGGAAGACCCACACGGATACCGGCCGGTCAACAAGTGCCCCAAGTGCCGCCAGGTCATGGGATTCATTCCTCGCGCCGGCATCCTGGAGTATGCAAAACTGTTCACCGACCCGGATGAATATGCTTCCCACATCGAAGGCAAGTGGGCGCACCTCAGTGGGCTTGTGTATAAGGAGTTGAGCCGCGAGCATCACATTCTTAAAGACTTTCAGATCCCCAAGGACTGGATGAGGATCGAGGCTGTCGACCCGCACGACGCCCGGCCAACCAACTGGCTGTTTGCGGCGGTCAGCCCGGAAGATATTCAGATCAATGGCAAGCCGGCCAGCCGGGTGTATATTTATGCATATTTGCTCGCCAACGGGAATGTCGAAGAGATTGCGCGCCAGGTCAAGGTGAAGCGCGCCGAGCACAACTACCAGACCCCCGCCTGGGTGGTGCTGGACGCGAAATACGGGGCCCGCACCAGCAAAACGATGTCGATGGACGAGACCAGCTGGGAGGACGAGTTGTATAAGGCCGGCATCGATCGCATCCGGCTGAGTCACTCCGATCCAGGCGACATTGCGCTGGGCCACAAGCGGGTCAAGGAATACTTGAAGCATCACTTCAGCTCTGTGCGAGGCAAGGACTTTCCGGCCTTGACGCTCGCCGAGGATGGCTGCAGGGGCGAGAAGTCGCCGATCCAGTCGATGTTTAACTACATGTGGAAGCCAGGCACAGACAAGCCGGAAGAGGCCTATAAGGACTTCTGCGATTGCGTCCGGTACCTGTGCCTCGAGCAGCCTGTGTACGAGGCGCCAGACGAAAAGATGGATCTGATCGCGCAGTTGCTTGCGGCCAGAAACGAAACGGATTACCAGCCTTTGACGTATGGTCTCCGAACCACCTGAAAGAGATAAGTCCATGCTTGACTTCAAAGTGGAGCCTCTATCGCCGGCGCTCATCCTCGAGATGGAGCGGCTGCAGAAGCAGTACTGGCAGGAGGTGGCGGGGCTGTTTCATAACTTCCCTCCCGATGTGGACTGGAAGACCTACCAGCTCGCCCAGGACCGGGGCTGCCTGAAAGTGCTGATCGGCCGCGACAATGGAGTCCTGAAGGGCGGCGCCTTTGTCGTCATCACGCCTCATTCGCACTACGCCTGCATCGCCGGCAGCTTGCCGCTTTTGTTCATCCACCCGGATTATCGCCGCGGGCGCGAGGGCTTGAGGCTGGTCAAGCTGGCCGAGGAGCAAGCGGTCAAATCCGGCGCGCAGATGATGATGACGCACGGCGGGGTGCATAATGAGGTTTACAAACTCTTTGAGCACATGGGCTACTCCGACTTCGGACGCTATTTTGTGAAGCCGGTCGGGGACAACCCGGAGCCGACCTGGAAGGTGAAGTGATGGGCATTAGTCCAATCTTGCTGGCTACCCTGATTGCCACCACCGCGACCACGGTGGGGACCGGCATCTATGAGGCGGTGTCGCAGCCCAGCGCGCCACCGGCACCCACTCAGGCCGCGACGTCGACCCAGCAGGCGCAGGCTTCGCAGGCCGCGGCGCTCGCGCAGGCGCAGGCGCTTACGCAGCGGCGCGGCATGGCGGCGACAACGCTGACCAGCCCGACCGGAACCAG